TTCCAATCTCATCAGTTATTCCAAGTATTTTAAAGTCTAATAATATCTGACCATCAACTTGTATTTTCATATTAGGGTTTAATATAATATTTTTTCCATCCATTATAACAAGATTTTTCTTTTTAGCTTTTTGAACAGCATTTCTACAAGATTGAGCACTTTTAAATATGTTAAGACTAGAAATATGTTTACAAAAACTAGTAACATTAATAGATCCCTTCTTGGCTAGTTCAAGAAGACATTCTAAATCTGATTTACTTAATTGTAAATCATTAAGAAAGCAGAAAGTGATGATCTGATATTTAATCACACCATCCTTCTGCATCTTAATTCTTTTTTCTACTGTATTTACGAGAGCCATGATGTAGGAATATCTTTACTTTCTAATAATGTATATGTAAAGTTATTACTCCATGTATCTCTAGCTTTTCTACATATTTTCATAAACTTTGTCCAATCATCATTACTAGCAATTACTTGACATCCTGCTGACCATCTATCTACTTGTGTAGATTTTTTTCCTGCGTATTTAGTAGCTCTATGAATATTAATTCCAAATAAACCTGTATCAGTATTTTCTGTATTTAAATTATAAATATCATCTCTGTTATTATCTCTATATACAGTTACTGGGTTTTGTTGACCTAATGCTTCATATCTACCTTGGTGTTTTCTAATTTTATGTGATTTAGGATACTGACCAGGTTTTAATATAGCTGTTCCTTTTTCATCAACAATAGGATCTTCCATATAAAATTTTCCTGGATCAGTAGTACAATCAAATTCATGATAAATCCACTTATCATCTTCATCTTTAAATGATATAGTAAGAGTATCATCAAACTTATTAGTTACTTTACCTGCAGTAGCAGAATTTCTAATGCCAATAATGTTTACATTATAAGCTCCGTTTTCAAAAAATTTGTGGTTTTTTGAATTCATAGCTCTTCTTATTTTTTCTAAACTATATTTATTGTCCATCAGCATCAACTTTTTTCAACTTTCTAGCTGGAGGTGTAGGTCTAGGAGGTGCTGTATCCATATTAGGGTTCCAATCTTGCCCAGCTTGACTCTTTACTTTTTGTTCTTCAGCTTGTTTAGTAGCCATTGTCTGTGCTATAAATT